GTAACGCTTCTCAAGATGAAATTAAAAAAGCATACAAAAAGGCTTGTATGAAGCACCACCCCGATAGAGGTGGAAATGAATCCGAATTTAAAAAAATTAATGAGGCATACGATACACTTGGAGATCCGCAAAAAAGACAGCTACACGATATGGGCGGCAATTTTAATCAAAGAGGTTTTGATGGGTTTCGTCAAGGTCCGTTTGAATTTAGATTTGATTCAGAAAATTTTAACGACATGTTTGGTGCGTTCGGGTTCAGACAACCAAGAAGACAACCAAGAAATAAAAATGTTAATATTTCGTTGTCCATAAATCTTGAAGATCTAATTTACGGAAAAACCATTCATGCCGAAGTAGCAATGCCTAATAATCAAAAAAAACTAGTTACTATAGATATTCCTAAAGGTGTAGAAGATGGGCAACATATACGATATCAAGGAATGGGTGACGAAAGTATTGCCGGAGTTACACCTGGAGATTTAATTGTTAATATACGTGTTCTTCCTCATCCTCTATTTGCACGCATTGGGGATGACCTAATTATTGAAAAAGAGGTTAGTGTTTGGGATTGTATTTTGGGAGGGAGTATAACTATCGATACTGTCGACAAAAAGAAATTAAACGTAAATATTCCAGTAGGGTGTCAGCCAGGAACAACGATGCGTGTTACTGGTGAAGGAATACCAAATGTAAGAACACACCGAAGAGGCAATCTTCTAATAAAAATTAAAACAGTGATACCTATTAATCTTACACAATCTCAAAAGGAAGAAATAAGAAAAATAAAAGGCGAATAATGGTATTAAGAATGCTTGACTGTACAGGCATTTAATAGTAAAATTAGTCTACATTAAAAATAAAAAGGAAGTACTTTATGATCGAACCGAGCCAGCCTCTACAAGAAGTGTTTGATAATGCTGTGGAAATTGCAAAAAGTTGGCAGCATGAATTCATTACGATTGAGCATTTAGTTTATGCCATTATGCTGCATAAAGAAGCGTTTCACGCACTTAAAGAATTTGGCGCTGATGCCGAGTTTATCAAAGCTAATTTAGAAAATTATCTTAAAAATAATCTTAACGATATTAAAACCAAAGAGGAAGATTATAAGCCAACAAAAACCAATGCTGTTGAACGTGTACTCAACAGATGTTTTACACAGGTATTGTTTAGTGGCCGATCGAAGATGGAAATAGCTGATGTTGTTATTAGCGTCCTGTCTGAAAAGAATAGTTTTAGTTTTTATTTCCTTACTAAAGGTGGCATTAATAAAGAAAAATTTGTTTCGCATTTTCAGCAACAGGTAACCGCCGACGATGGCGAAGAAGAAGAAACTTCATTGCAACAATTGAATCAAGGACAAATTGATAAAATTATTAATAAGTTTTGCACAAATCTTACACTAAAGGCAAAACAAAGAGAAATTGATCCGGTTATTGGACGTGATACAGAAATTGAAGAAATTGAATTAGTACTTGCTAGACGAAATAAGAGCAATGTATTAATGATTGGTGATCCAGGTGTTGGTAAGACTGCTATTGCAGAAGGTCTTGCACTTAAAATTCTACAAAGAAAAGTTCCAAAATTTATTCAAGATCATACTGTTTTTAGTTTAGATATTGGTGCACTTGTTGCTGGATCTAAATATCGAGGAGATTTTGAAGAACGTATCAAAGCAGTTTTTACTGCACTTGAACGTAAAGGTAAGGTTATCCTGTTTATCGACGAAGCGCACATGATGAGTGGTGCGGGTGCGGGTGGCGGAAGAGATTCAAATGACCTTGCTAATATGCTCAAGCCAGCTCTTACTAAAGGTAAGATGAAAATTATTGCTTCAACTACGTGGGAGGAATATCGTAAGTATTTTGAAAATGATCGTGCTTTAATGCGTCGTTTTCAACGTGTCACTGTTGAAGAACCAACACAAGAACTTACAATTAAAATTATTAAGGGTATTCGTAAATATTATGAAAAGCATCACAGTGTTAAGATCACTAATGAGGCAATCGATCAGGCTGTAAAACTTTCTATCAAGTATATGGCTGATAAAAAATTACCAGATAAGGCTATTGATATCATCGACTGTGCTTCAGCACGTTTCAAATTAGTAGACGACGAAACAATGGAAGGGGTTGAGCAGATCGTTGATGTTGAACAGATTACCTACGAATTAAGTAAAATGGTCAATATGCCTTTAGAAACTGTTGCACAAAAAGAAAGTAAAAATCTTTCAGGTCTTGAAGATAACCTAAAGCAGGCGATATACGGTCAAGACAATGCTGTAGATACAATTCTTGATAAAATCTTCGTAGCTCAATCAGGAATGAAGGCTCCTAATAAACCAGTAGGTTCGTTCCTGTTCCTAGGTCCAACAGGTTGCGGTAAGACTGAAACCGCCAAACAGTTAGCAGATAAGATGGGGTTACAACTTGTTCGTTTTGATATGAGCGAATATCAAGAAAAGCATTCGGTTGCAAGACTAATTGGTGCTCCACCAGGTTATGTTGGTTACGATGAGGATGCAGGACAGTTAATTACTAAATTGCAAGAGCATCCAAACTGTGTACTATTGCTTGATGAAATTGAAAAATCTCATCCCGACGTTTCAAACATCCTATTAGGATTTATGGATAACGGTTTTGTTACAGGTAGTAATGGCAAGATGGCAGACGGTCGTAACACTATTCTTATTATGACCAGTAACCTTGGTGCTGCTGACAATGAGTTGAATACTATCGGTTTTGGTGATTTGTCGAGAGACGGCGAAGACGACAAAGCCATTAAAAAGTTCTTTCCACCAGAATTCCGTAACAGACTAGATGCTGTTATTAAGTTCAGCAAACTTTCTCAAGAAGTAGTTTGCAATATTGTTGGTAAGTTTATTGGTGAACTTAACGATCAACTTAAAGACAAGAATATTGAAATTATTCCTAATCAAGATGCTATTAATTGGTTAGCAGAAAAAGGTCACGACAAAAAGATGGGGGCACGACCGTTGGCACGTTTAATTGACGAAAAGATTAAATCTCCTCTTTCTCGAAGGGTGCTATTTGGAGATCTTGTTGATGGCGGGCGTGTTGATGTGTCTGTTGAAGAAGATGAACTAGAATTTAGTGTAACAGAAATGCCAAAGCCTTTAACTAAAGCAGAAAGAAAAGCACTGAAGGCTGAAAAACAAGAAACAGAGGAAGTTTCTGATGTTGAACCAGTTGACGAAAACAACCAAGCATAAATTTTACAACAAGTGGCTCTATAAGGTATCAATACGTATACCAGGAGCCACTCTATTAAGAATTCATAATCGACAACAAGTCGATGAGTTCTGCAATAAAGCTCTTATGCCTCCCACCGGTACTTTTAATAATTGGAGACAGCGTGCCTGGAAAAATCGTAGTGATATTAGAGATCTTTTAAGATTGCTTGATGATTATAGCGATAGTGATTGGGCAAGACGAATCGAACATGATCAGGTAGATCTCTATACAAACAAAAAAGATCTATATGATGAGTTAAGCGAACGTTTTGAGATTTTACTAGTACACCGATTTGAACCTGATCCAGAAACCATCGATGCTTTAGAAAACAGAAATGGAAAAACTATGGTAGTTAAAAAACTACCACACGGTCGTTTTAATTATCGTGTTTATCTGCTTCCGCATACAATAAAAGATACGCCAACAAAAGAAAGATTTCTTAATTGGTTAGATACACTTAAACCGAGAGTAACCTGTACAGATTCTGTCAAAGGTTGGTTTTTAAAAAACAAAACTAACTGGGATCGTCGCTACATTTTGGTAGAAGATGAAGGCACACTGATAATGCTGAAAATGAGGAATCCTGATTTAATCGGTACTGTATATAAGTTTGAAATAATATAAATACAGTATGTCAGTTGAAAAAAGAGTTTTATTAGAAAATATCACCACCGAAGCATCAAATTCTGATTTTTCTTACGGAGAAAAGAAAATAGGTGCGGGCTATCACAAAAATAACGACGGTGTCCATACCGTAGTTTATCAAGTAAACGCATTTTCCGGAACTGTAAAAATTCAGGCTACACTTGAACTTTATCCTAACGATAATGATTGGTTTGATGTTGAAGATACAGAAATAGGCAACGACAGCTCTCAATTTATTTCGGATGTTTATTCACGCAATTTTACAGGAAAATTTGTGTGGATTCGTGCTGCATATAATCTGCAGAACGGCACAATAGAACAAATCCGTTATAATTACTAACTCGCGTCAAACGATAAATATAGTATAATATATAGGATTATGCTATGCGTGACATTCTAGACAAACTTTCACAGATTGATGAAAATTTGAACGCCTTTGAAATTGGTGATGAATTTGGAATCAGTCTTTCAGAAGATTTTGAAATAGGTACAACTATCACCGGATTTACCAACGATGGAATCGTGGTTGATCTAGACGAATTGGTCGTGTAGGAATTGGTAAGATGTTATTAAAAGAAATGTTTAGCGCAATTGGCGCTCCGAGAGAAGAAGATGAAGATATTAATTGGATGGAAGATTTGAAATTTTTTATCGACAATGATTCTGACATCTTAAGCAGAACAATGTTTCCTGCAATTAAAAAACATCAAAAATATGGAGCTCATCCAGATGCCTATAAAATCTATATCAAACCTCTTGAAAATTGTAAAGAAGCATATATCTCTAAATTTGATATCGAATCTCCAGAAGAAAAATTTCCAAAAAGTAGTTTGATTGAATTAGCCAAACGTATCGCAGAAGAACAAGGTCAACACATACAAGACGGCGACTATGAAAATTAATCATTTATTTGAGGAAGGTGAAAAGCACATAACATTCTGCTTTGGTAGAATGAATCCTCCCACTATTGGGCATAAACAATTACTTGATACTATGAGCAGTGTCGGAGGAGATATGCGTATTTTTGTTAGTCAGAGTCAAGATCCTAAAAAGAATCCATTAGACTATTCTACAAAAATTGCATTTATGAGAAAATTATTTCCAGACTACTCTGCAGATATTGTTGAAGATTCTAATCTTAATACTGTAATGAAAGTTGCCGCATATTTGTATAATCAAGGATATCGTCATGCTACATTTGTTGCAGGAAGTGATAGACTTGACGATATGAAAAAAATGCTTGAAGCATACAACGGTAAGGAAGAAGGTAAGAAAGGACCTCTTCCAAAAGAAACTGTTTATAAATTTGAAACATTAGATTTTAAATCTAGTGGGGATAGAGAAGATGGCGCCGAAGGTGTTGCTGGTGTTAGCGCAAGTGCTGCTAGAGCTGCTGCTGCAAATGGAGATTTAGATGCATTTGCAAAAGCAACTGGTGCTGGTGAACATACTGAAGAACTATACAAAGCAGTTCGCAAAGGTATGGGAATTAGCGACGATAAAGAAGAATCTATGGAGTGTCGTCTTGCTAATAAATTAGCATCCTTAACTGAAGCACCGATTGAAATGGATCCGGAAGATCCAATGAATCCAATGATTGTGGGAACAAAGTCTAATCCTGCAAAACTAAAATATAGAATGTTGCGTGCCGCAAAACAGTTGGCTGAACTAGCCCAACGTGCGGAAGGTGCAAGCCCTAGTGAATGGCAGCGTATTGCTCGCAACTTTAAAGAACTATCTATGAATATAGATGAGATCGAACACGGTCTAGGCGAACTAGCAAAGACACGCAAGAAGGGCGGCATTAAAAGCCGTGGCATTGATCCTAACATTGAAAGCATTGAAGAAGGCGACCTTGTTCTAAAAGGACACAATGTAAGAGGCGTGATCATTGACATGATCAAAGATAAAATTCAAAACGAAAAAGATATGGAAACACTTTCTCGTTGGTTAAAAATGATTGCAGGAAAAACTATATCTCCAAGAGGTCAAAACAGTTATACAATTACAGGAGAAGATGTTGTAGAAGCAATTCAACAATTTAAAGAAGCGTGTAAGTGTAAAAGGAAATAAAAATGAAAGCAAGTGAAATTAAACCACGTAACTTTGTAGCAAAGAATTCACCTAAAGCAGGTGCCGGTGCTCACAGAGATAAAAAGAAAGATTCTAAGAAAGGGTATACAAAGCACAAAGGTAAAGTAGATGAAGCAAACTACGATCATCCTGCTGCTGCTAAACTTGCTTCACTAGGTCGCATCATAATGGACAAAGCAGCATCTACCAAAGACGACAAACTATCTAACGTTATGGCACGTGTTGGTGATGAACTAACCCGCTTTGGTGCTCCTGGTGGCGCAAGAAGTTTACCTGAACTAGAAAAGAAAGCGGGTGTTCCGTATGCTATGATTGAAAAACTAATGAAGTTTGCAATGAAGCAGAAAGACACCACGTTGTCAAAAGTAAAAGATCCAACACCGTCAAAAGACGATGAGATTGGAGATTTTGAGCAATGAGCAGAAGTGGGGTGATGAGTGTGAGAACAGCCTGCACAATGGGTTGGATTGCCATCGTTGCTATTTTTGTTCTTAAAATATTTGCATTGGTTATTTTATTATGAAAATTAACGAACTATTAAACGAAGGTTGGGGAGCTGATGAAATTACTCCTTATGCTAATGGCTACACTATCTGGCACAAGAAACAGTCAGCAGTTAGAGGTGAAGGCAACTACTGGGTGTATAAGACTCCAGAAGAGTTTAAGGATTGGGACGATAGTATGAAGTGGGATCTTGAAAAGACTATTAAGAGATCAGAACCTATTGCTAAAGCATACTCCTACATAGAAGCCCAAAAAATAATGAAAGGACAAACAGAGGATTTTTCTCCTCAAGAAAAAATGAACAAAATGTCTGATTATCATTCTAAAATGAAAGCATTACAAGATATTTTGTTAGATCCAAACACAGCAAAAGATCCAGAACTTCGGGCAGAAGTAAAGAGAAGAATGGCCAAACTAAAACAAATGGGTGAATCTGCTACAGCGGGTGCTACTAGTTCAGGAAATATTGCAACCGTAGTAAATCCACAATTAAGCCCCGGATCTGCACGAGGAAAGAAAAATTATACGGGCAGTCCGTGGGGCGGGAAAAGCGGTACAAAATCACCACCGCAACCTAAAGCAAAACAACCTAAAAAGAATGATGGCACCGCAGTAAATGCATTAGACATGAAGGCTAATATATTTGGTGAGGGAAATCCGCTCAAGAGATAAATACCATATCAGAGACCAAAGGATAATAATATGGACTTTAAATCATTAATTTCAAAGATCGATTCATTTGACAAACCTGCAGAAACTTTGACAGAATCTGTTGTTGCAGAAAAAGCAGTAAGCAAAAAACAGCAAAAGTTTTTTGGTATGGTGCACGCTGCAAAGAAAGGTGAAAAGCCAGCTTCAAAAGAAGTTGCTAAAGTAGCAAAAGGCATTAGCGGTAAAGAAGCAGAAAAATTTGCTTCAACCAAACACAAAGGTCTCCCAGAAAAGAAGAAAAAGTCCAAGAAAGAATCTATTGAATTTGACAAGGATGCATTCCGTAATACCTTTGATAGTCTTGTAGCAGAAGCAAAAGCGAAGCCAGATTATTTTGCTAAAAAAGAAGAAAGTGTTAAAGAACCTGATAACGAAACAATGAAAAAAGCATTCGATAAAATTGGTGGTCCTAAAGGTCTTTCAAAAGCAATTAAAGATGCAGGCAAAGATGAAAAGAAAGATCCAAAAGACAAGAAAACCAATGAAGGTTCTTGCAAGTCAAAAGGCAAGAAAAAGAAAATGAATGAATCATTTGAATTCGTTAATATGATGAAGATGGTTAAGGAAAGCGGTGGGCAGCAAGCAATCGATCCTATCGATACTGTTCTTTGGACTTGGGCTAACCGTGTTGCTAATTCTAAACTACAAGAGTCAAGCAAAGCAGAGCTATTCGCTGCTATGATTTACGAGCGCAACGGTGGACGTTTTGAAATGTACGACGTTATGGAAAAAGCACTTACTGAAGACTAATCAAAATATCCAAAACGGACAAATAAGCCAGTTAATTCATTGACTGGCTTTTTTTGTGGCTATATAATATGTCTTGTTAACAGGAGATATCAATGGCAAAAATTTACGGCCCAGAAGAAAAAGCAAAACTAGAAAGACTAATTAAGGAAGGTTCTAATGTACTGCGTGAAGTTGAAGATCTTAACGAAGGTCTCAAAGAAACTGTAAAGGCAGTTGCAGAAGAATTACAAATTAAACCAAGTATCATTAATAAAGCAATTAAGATTGCACATAAAGATAACTGGAAGCAGCACGAAGAAGAATGGGAAGAAATCGAAGGAATTCTTGGTATTACCAAATACTTGCCCGAAGGCGAATAATGAAACGAATAGCAACGGCTGTTGTTAGTGTCTATAGATTTGCGGAACGAGATTTTCGCAGTTGGCCGTTGAGATTCATTATTGAAGTAACTGCGTGGGCTATTTCAATTGGGCTGGCTATTTTTATGGCCATAACATTGCCAAACAGTCCCTGGATACCTATGTATGTTCTGTGGATTGCAGGACACATAATGTATCTCTGGGCTGCTTGGACACGTGGTTCGTTTGGTATGCTGGCAAACTATTTGCTTCTAACCTCGATTGATAGTATTGCATTGATTAGATTACTAAATAATTAATGAGAAAGGTATGCAGGCCATAAACTGCAAGTAGGTATTTGCGAGCCGCAAGTCGCATAAAGGAGAAAAACTAGATGAATCTAAGATCGTTAGAACTATCTTTCGATAGTCAATATTGGGTGTCTGATACCGACAATGTTTTTAAAGACATCCCTAAAAAAATAACAGAATGGGGAGATAGATACTTCTTACACAAGTACGAAGTTTTATCGAATGAGGAAGATCTTTTTGATTATACTGTTATTTTACACAACATACCAGAATCTACAGTAACATGGTTGTTATTAAGCACTCCGTATATTTCTATTAAAAGTCAAAATACCTATGCTCCGATCGCTCGGGAAGTACTCGAATTGTTTGATTTTGGGGACGATGAATGAGTTACGTTGATGCGTTCTATGATCGCGATCAGGATATCATTCACGTCGTTGAACGTGATGAAAATGGTGTAAGACACTTTAAAGAATATCCTGCACGCCACATCTTTTATTATGAAGACCCCAAAGGAAAATATACTTCTATCTATGGAAGTTCTCTTTCACGTGTAACCTGTAAAAACATTAAAGAACTACGTAAAGAGTTAGCAATCTATTCGAATAAAAAATTATTCGAATCAGATATTAATCCAATATTCCGTACACTAGAAGATCATTACCTAAATGTAGATGCACCTAAACTAAACATTGCATTTTTCGACATTGAGGTTGACTTTGATCCGGAGCGTGGTTACGCAAGTCCAGAAGATGCATTTATGCCAATCACTGCCATTGCGGTACACCTGCAATGGATGGACGAACTAATTTGTCTTGCTATCCCTCCCAAAACACTTTCAATGGCAGAAGCACAACGAGAAATTGAAGGCATTCCAAATACTATACTGTTTGAAGATGAAGCAGATATGCTAGATGCATTCCTAGATCTAGTACAGGATGCGGATGTATTGAGTGGGTGGAATTCGGAAGGCTTTGATATTCCTTATACTGTTAACCGTGTAACCAAAGTGTTAAGCAGAGAAGATACACGCCGCTTCTGTTTATGGAATCAATATCCTAAAAAGCGTGAATACGAAAAATACGGAAAACTATCACAGACATACGACCTTGTTGGTCGTGTGCATATGGACAGTCTTGAACTGTATCGAAAATTTACCTATGAAGAACGTCACACCTATCGACTAGACGCAATCGGTGAAATGGAAGTAGGCGAAACTAAAACCGTATATGAAGGAACGCTGGATCAATTATACAACAATGACTTCCGCACGTTTATTGAATATAACAGACAGGATACTGCTCTGTTGGATAAACTGGATAAGAAACTAAAGTTTATTGACCTTGCCAACAAGATCGCACACGAAAATACTGTAATGCTACAGACCACAATGGGTGCTGTTGCTGTTACAGAACAGGCAATTATTAATGAAGCACATCGTCGTGGTATGATTGTTCCTAATCGTATACGCAACCGTGATGACAGTGAAACTACCGCAGCAGCAGGTGCATACGTTGCGTATCCAAAGAAAGGTATACACGAATGGATTGGTTCTGTAGATATTAACTCACTGTATCCTTCTGTGATTCGTGCGCTTAATATGGGTCCAGAAACCATTGTTGGACAGTTACGACAAGACGGAACTAAACAGTATCTCGAAGAACAGGTAGGCAAAGGTAAAAGTTTTGCGGCTGCTTGGGAAGGCGTGTTTGGCTCGATGGAATATCTTGCTGTTATGGAACAAGAAGTAGGTCGTGAAATTACCATTGACTGGGAAGGTGGCGGAAGTGACACACTTTCAGCTTCACAAATTTACGACTTAATATATGAAAGCAACCAACCCTGGATGTTAAGTGCTAACGGAACTATCTTTACTTACGAACGTGAAGGTGTTATTCCTGGACTACTAAAGCGTTGGTATGCAGAACGTAAAGAAATGCAGAAGCATTTGAAAGATGCTATCAAGGCAGGTAACGAAATTGAAATTGAATATTGGGATAAACGACAGTTAGTTAAAAAGATTAACCTAAACAGTTTGTACGGTGCAATTCTAAATGCAGGCTGTCGCTTC